ACTGCGGCTGCACAAGGAGTTGATTCAGCCAAAGATGAATTAACTGTTGGATACAAAAAAAGTTTAGAAGCTCATTTAGAAAAAAATAAACACTTAGACAGTGAAGATTTAGCTACAAGCGATTATGCAAAAGAAGCAGAAAGTTTATTCAATTCTAACGATCCTGTTGAAAGAGCACAAGGTCAAGCAATGAAAAAAGCACTGAATGAAGTGCAAGCAGATTTAAAAGAACAAGATACTACTGATACAACAGATGATGCAAGAGCAGAAAGAACAAATGCACAACAACCAACAGTAACAGATATTACTACTATCACCGAAGGTAAAAAGTCACCAGAACCAAATTGGTATACAAGTGTTGACTTGCCAACTTACAATTGGACATTTTATCTTACAAACAAAGAAGTTTTTGATGATCCAGAATCATATCTCAAAACTGATTTGCCAGATCCCAACAAGGCAGTTATTATTGCAAAATCTGGAGTAGAAGCAACATACACAATTGATAATTTTCTATTCAACGCTGTATTGTTTGGAGATGATACAAAAGGTTCTGCACAAACTAGCACAATGCAGTTTGAAGTAAAAGAGCCTATGGGATTTACTTTGCTAGATGGAATTCTAAGCAAAGCACCAGTGTTTAATTTTAAAACTATGAAAGATGCTACATATGTTTTGAAACTGGAATTTAAAGGTAGAGATCCAGAAACAGGTAGACCTGTTGTATATGATGGTATGCATTTCTTTCCTGTAGTTCCGTATGGTGTTACAAGCGAAACAGGTCCAGACGGCACAAGTTACATGTTTACATGTTTAACAGTTCCAAGTTTGAGTGCCATAGAAAATACAAGCACAGCAGGCGAAGTTCATGTGCAGGCAGTTGCAACACTTGAAGAACTTGTAGACAAATTAGAAACTGGATTAAATGAAGCAGAAATACTTGCAATTAATCCAATACCAGAAACTCCACCAAACAATGGATACAATGAACAGGATGGCAGATTTGAACAAGCAATTGCTTCAAGAAGAGAAGATACTATTTCAAATCCAACAAACACACCAAGAAAAACTTGGGAAATAAAATTCAATATGGATACTGCTAATCAAACTATTAGACAAGAAGGTTATGAATCAGAAGCATTAGGTAAGCCAACTAGTTTTGATTTGCCAGCTATGCCAGTAATTACAACCAACAGTAGCGGTGTTGCAAGAAACACAGACGATGCTGACAAAATCGATACTAGATTAACTGTAAACAGTAACGTTGTTACTTGGCTAAAGAATTTCATTATGAGACAGCCTGCATGGAATAATTATGTTAAGGACGCTCAACTTAACGGTTTTACTACTCCAGTAATTGACATTAAGCAAGAAATAATTGGCACACCTGGTAAAAAAGATGAAGTAGATGACAACACACAACAAAAATACGTAACAACAGTAATTACAGTTGGTATTAAACATTTGTATGGTGTTGTAAGAACAGATGGCACTGACCATAAAAAACTAGGTGATAGAACATATCAACAAAACAGATTTGAAAAATTACCTATTGTTAAAAAGTATGAATATTTGCACACAGGAAAAAATACAGAAGTTCTAGACTACAGTGCGCAATTCAACATGCTTTTTAGTATCAGTAGTTTACCAAGAGCCGCATATAACACAGGCGTAAACACAAGAGAACAAATTGGAACAAATATAACACCTGCAGCATTTTTAAGCGATATACCTGTCAACACAGAGCATGCAAATGTAATTGTAAATTTACCAAGAGAATATCACACAGGTGTAGTAAACACACAAGAAACAAATGAACAGCCTATGACAACAATGCAAATGGATGCTATAATTGCAGAAAGCTATGCAAACAGGACAGCTGACACACAAGTTATTGAAGTAGATGTGATAGGTGATCCTTATCTATTGGGTGTACCAGGTGCAACATTCACAGGAAACATCAGTTCAACACTTGCAAATGTCACAGCTACTAGTGATATTTTTGTAGCTTTTGTAAGTCATTTTCCATTAAATAAAAACACAATTGAGAATGCATTTGATAAAGGTCCTATGGATTTATATACCAGCGGTATATACGAACTAAGAGAAGTAGAACATAGATTTCAACAAGGACAATATGTAAGCAAGTTGAGAATGTATAGAGACCACAAGTCAAGCACATATTATTTACAAGAGGAATTAAAGAATCTATAATGACAGGATATAATGTAAAGGGATCAAAAAGCAGACCTAGTATGTCTACTAGAGATGAGAAGTTTGGCATTAATAATGTCACAGGTATCTACGTTGGCACAGTGGTTGACAACAGTGATAGCCTATACACTGGTAGAGTAAATGTAAGAATTCCAGAGTTTCAAAGTCCAGTGGATGGAAAAAACACAGGCACTATTTGTTTGCTTGCAACTCCTTTTGGTGGTATCACAAACATTAAAGAAAGCAGTCAACAATTCAAAGACAGTGAACAAAGTCCAAAAAGTTATGGCATGTGGCCACAACCTCCAGAAATTGGCACACAGGTAGTTGTTGCGTTTACAAGCACAATGGAACAAGGTATTTTAATTGGCAACCTAATTGCCAAAGATAGAAATCACATGATGGGCGGCAATGCTAGTAGTTTAAGTTATGTTGGTGATACTCAAAGTGTCACACCTGCTAGTGAAAAGAATCCATATGATACAGTTGATCCAGATACAAGACCTACTGACACTGTGGCAGTGTTAAATTTAGTAGAACAAGGACTTGCTGGCGACTTATTGCGTGGACACAGTCAAAGTAGTGCAAGAAGAGAATCACCAAGCAAGGTTTTTGGAATTACAACACTAGGTGGACATACACTTACATTAGATGACGGTGATGCTGAAGGTGTAAGCAAAAACATACGCATCAAAACAAGAGGCGGAGCACAGGTATTAATGGACGATACCACAGGCACAGTTTTTATTAACAACCATGCAGCAAACGCCTACATTGAAATGGACAAAGATGGACGCATAGACGTATACAGCCAAGAAGGCATTAGCATACACACAGAAGGTGATTACAACTTACATGCAGGTGGTAACATCAACATGCAAGCTGATCAAGGTGTAAACATTAAAAGCACCGGCACAGGTATAAAAATTGAAAGCACAATTGACAACATCGATATTTACAGTGCAGCAAACATTAATCTTCAAGCAGATGCTAACGGTAATGTTTTAATAGCAGGAAATTGGACAGAGCAAGCAGGTCGAATAGATATGAATGGTCCTACTCCAGACAGTGCAACAAAACCTAAATCAAACCAACTAAGTGAGAACACAGGTATAACCGAAAGTGTAGCAACTAGAGTTCCAGAGCACCATCCATGGAAAGGTGCAACAGGACAATATGAAAAGTTTACAACAGGAGAAGGTAACAAGTAATGCCGGTTATTAATTTACCAAATGTTATTACAGATGATATGCTTATCGATTACACCACATTTAGTGTAGTCGACAGTAGTCGTGTCAATGACTTAAAGCCGGTAAAGGATTTTGAAGCAAGTGATGAAATTATCAACTTCATTTTAAGAACAGAAAAATATACTCCTTACAGTTATATTGATCTTGACGGAAGCACAAAAATAGGATATAATTTAAGCATTGGTATTGACAGCAACGGCTTAACAGAAGCTGAGGCTTACAATATCTTTATTGATCAACTTAAGATTGCAGAAAGAAAATTAAAAAAACTCTTGCCATTGGACACACTTACACAATCACAATATGATGGGTTGTTGAGTGTTTACTACAAAACAGGCGACTTTAAAAAAGTAGGAACACAGATAAGAACTTTTGATGTTTATGATTATGTAAAAAATAGACAATGGAATTATTATGCTACTGCACTTACCAACAGTGGTGTTGATAGAGCTATTAGACAACTAGAAGCAAAAATAATCATGCTAGGCGATTATGGAACAGAGAAAAAGAGAGACTTCATTAAGGCTGCAAGTCTCAAAGCAGTAGAACGTGATTACCCTAGAAAAATGACAACAGACATACAAAAGTTACAAGCTGAACGTGTATATTTTGTAGAAACAAAACGTTTCCTTCCTGGTATGGATCAAGCAAGAATGCGCTTGGTAAAACAACTAGGTTAACTT